CCAATGGTTATCTTGAGTCTGCACAGACACAGGCTGCCATGTATGCAAACATCGGAAAGACCATCTCTGATGCAATCACCGAAAGCAAGACGATGGAACTTAAGAAGCAGGAAATTGATGTTGCTGGAGAAACTGCTTTGCAGGCAGGAAGAAAGAATGATATCGCACAGTCAAAACTTGAGGCAGATGCTGCAGCAAAAGAAGACGACAAGGTTACCAAATACATCACGGCAAGAACTACTGCTTACAAGGAACTGTATGGAATGCATGACCAATCTATTCAGACCATTGATGCTAGAATTTCCGGACTCCAACTTCAGTTAGATGAAGATGCTGATGCCAAAGGCAACAAATATGGCAAACTTAGCAATTCTGAAAAGAACGCTATCGTAGGTCAGATGTCTGCATTGAGAAAGAAGAGAGAAGGACATCAGGCCTCTATTGACGAAATTACCACAGGAATGAAGCTTCCTGGAACTCTTGCAGAGTATAAGGATACCGAAAAGCAAGAAGCAGTAAGACTTGCAAAGAGGAATATGGTTAAAGAAGCTTCTCAGACACTTCAAGAAAAGGGCCCAGAAATCGTTTCTAACTTTATTAAGCCTTTCAATCCAATCATCAACAGCGCACCTGTAAATCTTTTTTCAGACTATCTTAAAAACACGTTTGGAATTAAATAAATAAAATGCCTGAACTTTTCTCTAGATATGTAGCAGCAACGCCTCCTGGCGTAAAAGTAGAAGCAGAAAAACCTGCTACTACCGCAACACCTGTTGCACCTAAGTCTGGACAGACTGAAAGTTCTGCTGTTAAACCTATTGTTGGTGAAATTGCCGGTGAAACAGGAGTTTTGACTGGTGACCTTGGTCATAAGTTCAGGGTTACCAGCAACCTTAACAACAAGGCTGGCATTCCTATCTCTGGTCGAATTGTAAACAATAAGGAGACACCAGACCTCTTTAACATCGAAATCAACGATGCTAATTGGGGGGAAAACGCAGCCAAACTTACTGAACCGGAACTCAATTTCCACGCACAGAACAAGCGTAAACTTCACCTGATGAAGTTCATACTTGATAAGAACCTTGATAGAAATCTCTCTGTTGACCCTACGGCAGAGGAGCAAGATGAAGCCATCCAGATGTTTGATACCTATGGCTCTGGAAATGCTTCTAGAATCACCAAGGCTTATACGCTTGTAAGCAGAGCGTTCAGCGAAAAGCCCAAGTCCAAGGAAGACATTTCTTCGCTTCTTCTGCTTAATACTGCATTTGAAAGAACAGGTCAGTCTCTTAATTCTTATGTTCAGAACGGAGAGGTTGTAAATCGCAATGAGCCGCTTCCTGGTCCTACGGAGGGAGAGCGTATCAAGACACAGAGAAATAAGGATATGCTTGCGTTCTCGGCTACTACTCAAAACCCTGCCGGAACTTATACGCCTAAGTATGAGTCTAGAATTTCAGATATTGACAGAAGAATTGGAAATCTTGTCAAACAAAGAACAGGTCTTCGTGGAGACAATCCGGAAGTAAAGAAGATTAATGCCGAAATTGACAATTTGAATTCTGATAGAACCTCTTTTGTTTCTCAGGAAGAGCAGAATTTCAGAGTTTGGAAGGACGCACAAGAAGCCATTGCAAAGCAGCAAACTGATTTTACTAGCAGAATTGCGTCATATAATGCCACAATTGCTAATATTGACGAGGCTGACAAGACAGAACTTATCTTCCAAGACTTCTTCAACAAGCATGTTGAAGGCTGGGTTGGTATTCATGAAAATGATGATACTAAATTCAATGGATGGATTTCTCAGGGCGTAGCAGAGTTTTACAAGATTGCTCCTACCTTCCCTACTGCAACAGACAAACGTGGTGGAGTAAGAAACTCTTCAATGCTTCCGGGAGATTTCGTCAATTGGGTTCAAAAGAACGGAAAGTATAGATACTTTAAGAACAAGGTTGCTAACATGCAGAACCCTAAGGCAGAGAATCTTAATGATATTATCCAACTTACCTCTGATGCTGATAAGTTGATTTCTCCGCTTCAGGAACTGTTTTTTAAGTTTGATGAGCTTCAAAAGGGCTATTGGACAAGCAATACAATCAAGAAGTTCTTCTCTGAAGAGTATGCTGCCGAGGAAAACAACGTTTTCCATATCATGGCGGCTAGAAGAAAGTTTGTTACAGGTGGTGGTAATCCTTCCAATTACGAGCAGGAAATGCTTCTTTCTGGTATTCCCAATCCCGGCAAAGTCTTTTCTATGGCTGGGCTTAATAAAGAGCGTATCAGAACCATTGCCTATTTGACAATGCTTGACCACGCCAGAACTATGCAGAGGGCAAACTTCAAGATTACGGCATCAGCACTCAAGCATTACAATATGAGATACGCAAAGATTCTTGGGTATGATATTACTGCTGCGGACATCAATCGACATATGACCGTTATTGACACTTACGGACTTGGTTCTAAGGACGTTGGATATCAGGCTGGAACTGCTTCTGCAGAGAGAGCAAAGTCGTATTTTGACAAGTTCCACGACCTGTTGATGGCTGAAGAGATGAAGAGAAACGCCATTAAATAATGCTTGAAAAGCAATAATTCAAGTATTGAATCGTATCATGGCACAAAATCCCGGCGTTTTCGAGGCTCCAAGCACAGAAGTAGTTAAGCCAAAAGAGCCGTTTGCCGCAGGTTCTAGCTACGACAAGAGAGCGTTTTATCCACCTTCCTACGTTCTTCCAGGAACTAGAGAGAACAAAACAGCCATTACTTCTTTCAATAATAGTGACTCAAAGGAAGCAAGGGCCATAGGCTCTGATATTGATGCTGCTTTTGCGGAAAAATCGATATTTGACGTTAACTACAAGAAGTGGAGAGAGGATGCAGACCGCATTAGTGCTCTTCCATCGATGGATGCTTCTATTCCGGGAGTTCAGGCAAATAATGATAAAATCATGCCTAAAGAGCCCGTTCGTTCTTCTTACGGTTCTTGGCTTACGTCAAAAGGTGCAAACAAGGATGAAGTCATCACGAACCTTCTGAAAGAAGGAGAACAAGGCAACTTTTTGTTCAACAGACTTATGCAGGAAGGCGTTATGGATATTGTCAAGGAAGACCCAAACGCCCTGCGTGACCAAGAGTTTTTCACTAAAATCCTTCTTGAAAAGAAACTAATTTCCCCGGAAGAGCGTGCACAATACCTTGGAGGAAACAACAAGTATTCCAGAATCTATAGAACGGACATTCATTCTAAGGTTTGGGATGCCGCAAAAAAGGCAGGACTTGTAGAAGAACAATATCCTACGACATACCTTGAAAGACTGCAGTCTGGAGTTCCGCTTAATCCAGAGTCAAAGTCCGACCTTGAGATGTTCAAGGCTGCAAAGAGAATGCAGAGAAATCCCGGATTTTCAGATTGGGTCAATAATGCCAAGAATTCACTTGGTCATCTTTATGGTTCTGTGGTGGACCTTGCTCCTGCTACGCTTGAAGCCTTTGTTCATCCTGATTACACATGGAGCGATGACTTCAAGAATGCCTCTGGTGAAAACGGAGAACTTAAACAGAGTTTTATCTTTGAGGTAAACAAGCTTCTTGAGCAAAGAAGAATTTCAAAGGACACATTAGGAGGATTTCCCGCTGAACTCAAAGGTTTTAGGGAAAAACACGGAGGCATTTCCGAGCATGACTCTTTGAGAATGTTCCTTGACTCTAAAGACCCTACGTCAATCACAGAGATTGAAGAGCAATCAAAGAAGGTCGTTGACCTTTACGCAAAACTTAGAAAGAAAGGTGCGTTTACTGGTGCCGAAAACCCTGCTTTGGCTGCAGGTCAGAATACTGCCGGTTCCGTGCTTTCTTTGCTTGATGGCATCGTAACGGCAACCGCAGGACTTTCTTATCTTGTTACATCTACTGACCCTAATTCTGTAATCACAGAATATTTCGGTAGTGAGATTGGCTCAAGCCTTGCCGATGAAAGCAGATACGCACTTGGTGCAATCACATGGGAAGACGTTCAAATCAAGGCTCAAATGCGTTATATCAACGCAGTCCAAGCTATGCGTGAAGGCATTGCAAGCATACCGGAACAAGGTCTTTTTACTAAGATTAGCGGTGCTGGAAGCCAGAGAGTAAGAGAAGATGCATCTACTTTCCTTGACATCTGGACTGCAAGGGCTATCTATAAGAACTTTGGCAAGCTTGTTGGTTTTGGTGGAGTAGAAACCATCAAGGGTGCTGCAGAAGGTGCAGCCAAGGAAGCGGCAATTGAAGCCAGACTTATTGCGTCTGACATCGAAAGAAAAGGAGGCAAGCTTGAAGGTACATCTAGAGTGCTTCTTGAGTCTGTCAAGGATACAGCAAAGGCAAATGGCATGGTCATCGATGACTATGAAGCTATTGAAAGAATTATTTCAGGCAGAGCAAGATGGTTTAATCCTGCGACAAAGACCCTTGAAACAATCCCAAAGGAGATGGTTGAGGCGTTAAAGACTGACATCATCAACAAGAGCAATTCAATTGCTGGCGTCAGAAGACAGTTTGCCAAGATTGTAAAAGAAGGCAGAAACATCAACTATTCTACGGCATCCGAAGAAACCATCAAAAGGGTCAGACAGAGACTTTCTGAAATTGAACCCGGACTTTGGGATGACGCTTCTAATTTTGAGATTTATCAGAGATTGATGCAGGGCGGAATTGCAATGCCTGCTGGTAAGACAAGTGCTGTCAATATCACGGAATCGATGGTCAGCAACATAAGAAAAGAGGTTGGAGATGCGTGGAGAAAGTTTGATGCTAGTGACCTTGCTGGATACAAAGACTTGGAAGCAATCGAAGACCTTCTGATGAATATGCCTGGTCGTGGTATTACTTACGGTCTTTCCAGAGCATTCAGGGGTGTTCAAGCTGGTCTTGATAAGACAAGCAAAGAAGTGTCCAGATTTAATATGCCATCGCAGGGCGAAGTTGCTGCAATCCTTGGTGCTACAGGAGACGTAGATAAGGCCGCATCGATGAACATGACCGTGACATCTACGGGCAATTGGGCTGCCAAGTGGAATGAAGGAAGAAAGATTTGGTCTATTGCCAACCTTGCTGGTTATGGTGGTTATTTCTTTGAGTTCTGGAATGACTGGCTGAAAGCTTCTTCTCTTGCGACAAGTGAAGCACGCTCTGTTTCTGGAATTCTTCGTAAGAGTTACGGAACTCAACTTGATGACGCACTTGCCGAACTTGAAAGAACCGCTGCCGGTGTCAAAACGGGTCTTAGCACCAAGGAAGAACATGCTAAGTTGATGGCTAAGATTGAAAGACTTACAGCACTTAAGCAGTTTTCGAGCATTGCCAACGGACTTGTAGAGCATGGTATCGGTGCCGGTGTCTATCAGATTGGCAACGTGATGGCTTCTTCGTTTGTCAATGAAGGACTAATGTGGCTTGGCGACACGCAGATGCTTGGAACTGCAACAGGCTATACGTTTGGAACAAAGTCGTTGAGCGTAATGAATCGTTCTTTCATCAGAAACGTGTCTCCTACGCACGGAATTAATGAAAGAACAGTCCTAGACCTGATGGAACTTTCCGCAAGAATGGCTGAAATGGACCCCAGTCAGGCTGTTACAATCAGAGAAATGATTGATACGCTTGTTCAAAGACGAGACGGCAAGATGAATGCTCCTGGCTCGATGATACTGAAAGTCAATCAATCCATCCTTGCACAGAAGGAGTTTGCCGCTTATATATCGCTTATCAACAGAGCGTTGAGTGGAACTAATGTCGAGTTTCATGACGCTTCTGTTACATCCGCAGCTGTTGCACTTTGGGGCAGCAGAGAGTTTGCCACTCCAGAACTTGCGGAAGCCGCAAAAGACCAATTCCTGCAGCAAGCAAAAGAGCTTGGACTTACCGGAATCGAGGCTGAAGCACATGCCAAGCAGATGATGAAGACACACACCGACTCGCTTGCCGCAGAAGCAGGTATCGGTGACATTGACCTTAAGATTAAAAAGCTTAACGAACTTGTAGTTAATCTTGAAAAGGATGGTAAAGACAGAATTTCAAAGTTCAGAGATGTCGCAAAACTTGTAGCACAAGAAGCTGGAGTTTCGGTCGAGAATGTTAAACTCAACGAACAGGGCTTTGTCGTTACTGCAGCGGGCAAAGATGGAGCTCCTGTTGACATAACATCAAATCTTAGTGCAAAGACAATCAGCAAGATTAACTCGTTTAAGTCCTCTTGGGTTGAACTATCAAAAGAACTTGCAAACAACAAGCAGCAGGTTCTTGATGCTAATACTCAGATTTCAGCACTTGAAGGAGAAAGAAGCAAGTTGGTTCCATCGCTATCTCCTACCAGAAGTGCAAGAATTGGAGAATTCATGACGCTTGATAACGGGGTGACGATTGAAAAAAGAGAAGGCGTTATCCTGTTTCACGTTCCTACCGATGACGGTTTTGGCAACATGGTGTCAAAGACACAAATCCTCATCGACAAGGATGCTTTCCTTAGACCTGCTACATCAACGACAAGACCCGGTGCTTCAATCGTCCTTGAAGAACTAGCACACGCCCTCTTCCTTTCCGACGCACTTGCGTCCAACAGAACAACGTTCATGCGTCACTTCCTTGGCAAGTGGGAACTGAATGAGCATAATGAGTTCGTGATGAAGGAAGGTCCGACTGTGGCAAAGACTCCAGAACAGGCTATTGCCTTCATGGACATGTATGCCAAAGCATACGCAGACGGACTTGGACCGGAACAAGGTCCAATCTTTCTTGCAAGATGGGAGCATGGCAAAAAACAATGGCAGATGAATAAGGCTGACACAAGACACATGCAAGATGTCTTCCTTGAAATCTGGGGAAAGGTATACCAGATGCGTCAGCTTGTTGCCAATCCTCAAGCGGTAAAAACAGGAGCAACTCCTCAGTCTTTCCACGGAAGATGGGAAACTTCTCCTATTGTGGCTGGCAACGGAGTCTGGAAGAACTTCTTCAAGTTTGCCTTTGGTCAGACTACGTTCATGGACATGGTTACTCAAGATGATGCAAACAACCTTCTTGCTTATTACTCCAGAGACATCGATGAGTCCAAGATGACTCACGAAGAAGTTGAAAACAGAAAACAGGAGATTGCTCGACTTGAGGAAAGAATTGCAGGAAGCAAGATGTGGACAGACATGTTCATGATGGGCGGTGTCTACGATAAAATGATGCGTTCTACTGTCATTGACCTTGGCAGAAAGTTTGGCTTCAAGATGGAAGGCAACGACTCTCTTGACCCTGCAAAGTTCTTTTCTTCCACGGAGTTGTGGGATGAGGTAACCGGAAAATACGCACCTGTTCATCCTTCGCTTCAACAGACGGTTGATGCAGCACATGCGATGACCAGAGGTGTTCCTTCTCAGATTAGCATGAACGACAACTTCATGTTTGATGCCATCCATAGTGAAGAAGATTCTAATTCTCCCGAAGCAAGACAGAGAAGGATTCTTTGGGCATTTGCAACGGGAAGAAAAGAATGGCTAGGCAAAGATGGCAAGTTCAAGGCACCGATTGCACAGTTATTCAAGGAAGAGTCAAAGCCCATTGAAGTCTTCAAGAACGTCGTCGTTGATACTGACGATAGAGGTCAGATTTACGGACTGCTTCCGTTCAAGAATAAGAATGGAAAGATTGTTCTTTCTGGAACTCCAAGCAAGGAACAGAGCCAAAGGCTTATCGAATGGCTGAAAACTACCGGTGAATTTGGTGCTTCATCTCCGTTCAGAATGAACAACCACCATCTTGACACTATCGCCAAGATGCTTGATGCGATTGGCAGAAGCGACGTGCTTGATGCCGAAAATCAGAAAAACAAGACAGCTGGACACATTCCTGTTTTCCTCGTCGATTATGCAGGTGTTACTCATATGACCGAAACAGGAAAGGTCGTAAGAGGTCACCAAGGCATGAGAAGGTTTGCTCCGTTTGCCGTTGTCATTGACCAAACAACTCTTGATGAGTCTGGCTATAAGTTGAAGGAAAGAGACAAGAAAGGCTACATAACGGATAAGAACATGGAGCCGGTTGATATGATGTATTTCTGGGTTGTCGATGTCGACGCTTGGAATGATAGGTCTAAGGCTTCTTGGGAAGGAAGTCTCAAGGACTCAAAGGGCACAAGATACGAATGGTCGCATCAGGAAATCAAGAACATGTTTACCAATTACAACATGTTCATCGAGGCACAGGAGAAGGTTCTGATGAACTTCTCGCAGGGCGGACCGTATCAAGGTAACGCTACGAGATTTCCTCCCAAGAGGTCATGGCAGGTGCTGCTTCCGTATGCAAATGGCAACCAGAAGGTAGCCATGAAGATGGCTGATGTCATCCTGAGAACAATTGGTTTTCCTGATAGCGAACTTGGAGAACTGATTGCACTTGAGTCCAAGGACGCAAAGAAACTGTCTACTGATGAAAAAGCCAGACTTAAGACACTTCGTGACAAAGACATTGAAAGAGACGAGGCTTCTGAATTCTTTGCAAGATTGAGAGCCAAGAACCAGAATGAGTATGGTTCTGGTGCTGATTGGGACGCAAAGATGATTTTCACAAAAATCAGACCAGACAGAGTTCTTGGCTCTATTGGAAGAGTTCTCACAAAGAGTGGTGAACCGGCAATGATTCCATTTACCAATAACGTATATTCCTGGGGTAAAGCCAACCATGCGACAGGTAGCGCGTGGTTTAATATCACAAATAGTGAGATTACAACTATGTCAAATCAGTATAACATGGGAGAAGATAGGGTTCTGTCTGGTGCAAGACACGGCTCTGGTTACTCCTTGTGGCTGGTTGAAAGAAAGAACCCTGCGTTCCACGGAGTCACGGAGCAGCGATGGATTGCCTTTGACCCCGAGAGAAGAAGAGTTTCCGGAGAATTCAAACTCAGAACGGATGCTGAAAACGCAGCCATGAAGCACTCGGTAGAAAACCCATTGTCTAACTCTCCCCAGATTGGCAATGCGTTTGAAATGAGCATGAGTGAGGCTGGCTTTATTCCTGTCGGCACTACATTTGAGGCCGGTAGAAGAACCGAATTTATTTCCAAAGACGGAACTTGGACTGTTAAGAGAAACGCTGGCACCAAGAAGTTTGACCTTGTTGACACCAAATCCGGTCTTACCATCAGGACAAATATGTCACTTAAGGGCAACCAACAGGGTGCTCGAACAGATGTCCTTATGGCGACAATTCAAGACGCAGTTGAGTCTGGTTCAGTCGAGGTTGCTATCACAAACGAGAAGCACAGACAACTTACCGAGTCTGGAGTCATGGAGTGGAAGAAAACTACTGTTGAAAACGGAGTTCAGCAGCAGGTCAGATTTGCTGACAAGAACCCTGTTTATTGGGCGTTCAAAAAGCACCTACGTAACGTCGGTGATGCTGCTTGGGCTAACGAAGTTGCTGCGTCTATGGTGCAAGAACTTGGTGCTGACGTTGTTGAGTCTAGTCCATCAAAGACGATTGCATGGATTCAGGACTTCAGAAAGAAAGGTTACTTTGGTTGGTATTTTGATAATAAGGTTCTTGCTGAAGGTCAACAGACATTCAGAGAAATGGTCGCAAGTGAAAAAGATGCTGCAGACAGAAAGAAAGTTCCTCTCAATCCTGTCAGACCGAAGACACCTACAGGTCCTAAGCCGGCACACTATACCAATGAAGAATGGCTTGCGATGAGGGCTGAGATTGATGCCGCACAGGTTGATTATGACGTGTGGCATGAGGGTGCTGTCGAGAAAGAGCAGGATGTCGCAAGACACAGACAGTCTCTTGAACTTGCACTTAAGTGGTCGGATGGTCTTATCAAGGACTACGAAACATTCATTGAGAGAGAAAAGAAGGGTCCTGCTCCCACGACTACCAATAACATGGAGGCTGCTCATTTTGCAGAAACCCACCTCCAGACAATCAATGCCATCAGAAGAGCAGGCGTTGCCACCAAGAACATCACATACTTGAATGACTTTGGCTACCTCATCGCACAGATTGCCCCGAAGGACGTTCTTGACCTTGGCGGAAAGAAGGTTGTCGTGCCGAGTATTTCTGGTGCTATCGCCAATACATTGACAGGCAAGAACACCAAGTATAGACCTAACCTGTTCTATGTGTATAGCCCGAAGGGTATGATGGTCGGTTCTTACAAGTCTTTTCAAGATGCGTCCAATGCATCCAATGAAGATATCATCAAGAATAGAAATCTTGAGGTTGTCAGACCCGGACTTACACAGGGTGAAAGAAGTGAAATAGAAAAGAGATATAATCGATGAACGATAACTACGAGGAGTTGATTACATCCTTTAAAAAGGCTGGATGGATTATGGCAATCCTTGGCGGTCTTGGCATGCTGATGAGGCTTATCTTCACCAATGAGAGGTTCGTAATGTCAATCTGGACGAAGAAGATAGTCGCTGCCTCGATTGTTGGCTTGCTTGTTTTCTTCTCCTTGCATGAAGTAGATTTAGATGAAGTCTATAAAAGCGTCATTTGTTCTATTTCTGGTTCTTTTGCTCCTGAACTTTTTGACTTTGTTCGTAATAAATTCCTATCTAAACTTAAACAAAATGAATGATGAACTCGCATTCCTAAACCCGTTTCAATCCATCCTTGCTTCTACTGCTGCTGGAACGGCTGCTCCAAAGAGCAAATACAAACTCCAAACGGAGTCTCCATACGACCTCAAGACAGAGGAACAGATGAGAAGATGGGACAGGGCAGAAGATATCAAGGATAAGGTCGCCTTCATCGAAACAGGCGGCAGTTACGACACCAAGGCTATCGGAGACAAGCACCTTGCCAATAAAGCCTATGGTCTGTTTCAGTTCAGAAAGCCGGCACTTAATGAAGTCAATAAGGCTTTGAAGGAAAATGGACTGAAGTATCAATACACGCTTGATGACATGTTGGACGAAACAAAGGCTACTGATGCGTTCAGAATTTATACTTATTACAACGCAAAGTATTTTGAAAAGGTATTTGGCAGGTCGCCGACAGATGAGGAACTAATGTTGGCACATAACACAAGTTATGGCAGCGTTCCCAAAGGCATGGCTAAGGCCAACGAAAAAGACTCATATATTGACAAGATTAGAAACCTTGGCACAACATTCAAGCCGAGGGAGAAGAAATGAGACCCCTGATTTTTCTCTTTTTTTTACTACTTGTTGGATGTGTCACTACGCAAGAAGAACAAGTGGTAGTCGACAACAATCCGAAGAAGGATGAATATATTGACTATATCGAGAACGTAGCAGCTGACGCAGCTGCCGGAGTTCTCGCTGTGCAAGAGAAACTGCAAAATGAAGACATCAAGAGCCAGGTTCTAGAGTCCCAATTCATCAGACTCTCTGGTATCAAGCCACCTAGTGTTGCCAAACTTGAAGAACAGAGGGCGATAATCGCCAATAACGACACCAAGGCTGCCTCCGAAGATAAGGCTAAAGCCGTTAAGATTGATAAAGAAACCACCGAACTTTACTCCAAGGTTGCTGCTCTTGACAAGAAGTTGAGTGATGCAAAGGCCGCCGAAGAAAAAGCCATCGCTCTTTCCAAACAAGCCTCGAAAGAGAAGAGCATCTGGTATATCACAGCATTGGGTTGCGGGTTGCTTGCCATAGGTATCTTTGTAGCGGCCTTTACGCCAAAGAAGATAGCGGGTGGTATAGTAATTGCGGGTGGTATGCTCTGTGCTTCCTCCGCTTGGATTTTTGAGTCCGAAGTTTACTCTTGGGTTCTCTTGGGCACAATTGCACTTGTCGTAGTCAACATTGGAGCCGCAGCGACATTTGCTATCTGGAGATTTATCCGTGAGAAGTTTTTCCGAAGAACTCCTTGACGGAGGGCTGAAAAAAGGAATAATCACTTCAGTCGAGCAGGATGTGGACAGGGTTTGTCGTTGACCTTTTGGGGTCTTGCTCGATTAGTTTCCTTGCCTACTGTTCTACAAGGCTCTGAAACGCTATTTACCGCTTTGTAGTGAGGAACGACTCTGTAAGAATTATTGATTTTCGTGCGGAACTTCTTGGTAATCATCTTACCTTCTCGCATGAACGCAGTAACCTTCTTGGTCGCATGGCTTCTGGAGATGCTGTATTTGGCTGCGATATCCCAGACGGTAAACCAGTCAGGACCGGGAGGCTCGTCTGAGATTTCATACTGAAACAGAGCGTCAATTAGATTGTCCGTTTCCGTTTTCTTTTTGTTTTTGTCTTTCATTGATGGTTTGGGTTACAAGCATAGACCAAGCCTCGAATTTCTCCTTGAGCGAAGATAGTTCTTCGTCGGTCATGTTGGCAAGGTTTCTCTGGTCCTTACGCTTCCAATAGGAAGTGAGAGGAGGTAGTCCGTTTTCCGGACCTCTGTTCAGCAACGAGATATAGTTGACCCCGTATTCAGAGCCAGCCTCCTTTGCCGTAAGACCTCTTGCGAGAGCCTTGATGTAGATTTCCTTTAGCGTTAGTTTGTTTTGTGCTTCCATGTGCGAATTTCGGTAGTCCAAATCCAGCCGTCGTTGAAGCGATGGGCTTGCCATACCTTCCATTCGTTGCCTTCAACGATGCCGTATGTCCAGCCAAGACCCCATTGTGAGGTGGCTAGTCTGTTCTTGGCGTAGTCCATTTCTCGCTTGAGGCACATACAGCCTCCGGAGAAACCGACGACACCTCCGTGCTTTTTTGCGGTGACGCAAGCGATGCGATGGATGTGTCCCATGATTACGGCACCCCCAGGACTTCCGTAGTGGGAAGCCTGTTCTTCGACTGCGTTGCGGTTACAGGTGTATCCGTGGACAGTAGTGATAGGACCAAGTTTATACACGCCAAGGTCTGCGTGATAGGGAAGGATGGTTCTGCAACCCTTCTTTTGCAGGAACGACTTGAGTTCCAAGTCCTGTTTCTCTGCCGCATCTCTGATAACGCCAGAGGATGAGCCTGTCATCAGTTGATGCAGTCTATCTTCGTGGTTTCCGTAGTGAAAAACAGTAGGACGTAATGCAGAGATGAACTCTTTGCCGATTGAAACATCTTCCTTCATCGACTCATGGGACTCTCTGTCGGAAGCACCTACGCCCCTGCGGATTGAACGGAAGTCGAAGCAGTCTCCAAGATGGATGCGGTGCATTGGCTTGAAGTCCTTGAGGAAGGCTACCATTCCGTCGAAGGCGATAGGGTCTACCTTGTCTCCGTGGTTGTCGCCCACGGCTATGAATGTCTGATATTTAGGCATTGTCGGCTATTTGTCTGATTATCTCATCTCTTTTTCTCTTTGCAACATTTTCCGACTTTCCGAGGTATTTTTTCATGCTCTTGCCTCCGATGTTGATGGTCATAAACCACTCGCCGTCAATAGAACGAACACCAAATAGGTCAGAGCGATGCATATGCTGAACGAAATAATCTTCTTCAGTAGGAGTCTTTTCGTAGAAACGGGAGTAATAGGCACGCCATTGTTTCTTGGCGAGGGAGTATTGAGTTTTATAAAGTTCCGATGTGGTGATGCATTCATTTCTATTGTCTATGGGTGGAGGGATGATGAAGTTGAGTGCTTGTCCGCCGGCTTTCAAGCCTTCGATTACTTCGATGAGTTCGTTTTGCTTCTTGTTCTTGTTTTTGGCAAGTTCAAACAGGGAAACAATCAACTGATGCTGGTCGTATCTGTCTGCCGACTTCCTGTCGTTCAGATACTTGACAATCAGTTCGGGGATAAGGGGATTGAATTCCACATTGAAATCATCCTTGTTGAACGAAATCACGAGCTTGTTGGCTTCTGTGTCCCAGATTTCCTGTTCAAGCGTTGACTGTTGTTCTAGTTTGTATCTCAATGTGGAATTCAGTTAAAGTGGTCGACCTTCAAGGAATCGAACCTTGATAACTCGCTTAGAAGGCGGGTGTTCTATCCGTTGAACTAAAGGTCGAAAAAGCCCTGTGCAGGATTTGAACCTGCGACCCTCTGTTTACAAAACAGATGCACTACCGCTGTGCTAACAGGGCATGTCAATTAGAAGGGAATAGCGTCCCCTTCGCTGTCGTCCGAGGGTTGACCCTGCTCGGAGTTCTTAATCGACCACAGAGCCTGTGCAGAGGCCTTTAACGATAGGTCTTTAGCACCTACCTTGCCCGTCTTTTCCCACGGCTTCGGCTCCCACTTGTTAGCCCAATAGTCAAGGTCGGAGAGAGGAAGATTGTTCAGACTCGTTCCCTTTGCCTTACCGAACGGAACAGGAAGGTCGAAATTGACTTCGCCTGCAATGTCAGAAGAGGCGTTAGGGTTGGGGATGAACTTGGTCGTCTGGACGCTCGAAGACTTGACTGCTGGGGCAGACGGAGTGCGAGCGATGCGGTCGATTTCGGCATCATCATCTTCGGTAGCGACACCGGCAACGGAGGCGAGAGCATAGCGGCGGAGATAGGAAATGATAGCACCAGCCTCCTGTCCCTTCACGCTGTCACCGACAGGGATGCAGATGCTTTCCTCGATGGAAGCACCAGAGGTATGCACCACGATGGTGTTCACGCCGATGCTCTTATCACAAGAGGTCGGGAACTGAAGGATAGCCAAGCCGTGCTTCTGGAAGATGGGCTTGATAGCCTCAAGGTGTGCACCAAGGGAGGCATACTTGTTCTTGTGGAACGGATTAGTGCTGTCAGCATGAACGTCCTTCGTCTCTGCGATAGCAGCGACAAGGGCAGCGTTAAGTTGGGCACGGTATTCGATGTTGTTGGTCATGGTAGTGTCGGGCATAAAGTTATCAGAGAATTCGGTCCAAGTGTATTTCTTGTATGGTCGGTATTGGCTCATAGGTCAAGTGGTTTCTGGTATTTGTTTCGTGAGAAAAGTAGTTTCCATCTTTCGACGTCTTTGGCAAGCATCTTTTTTGCGAATTCTGCAGATTTTTTTCTGCAGATTGTTGAGCCGTGCTGGTTAACGGGGTCGTCAAATCTAGGAGTTCGTCCTTTGGTATTGTAATGACGTTTCACGACTGAACCTCCTTCGCACCAACGATGTCAAAGTAGTCACGGAAGCGACCAATCATTGCGGCACCGAGTTCTTGGTCTTCGAAACGACCAAGAAGACCGGACGACGTAAAGTTGGTCGTGATGACTGTCGGACGATGGTTGATGGTGCGTTCATCGACTACTGCGAACAGGTCGCAAGCGATACGTTGGGTCATCTTTTCCTTGCCAAAGTCGTCGATGTAAAGGAACGGACACTTGATGATTTCATCAAGACGCTTGCTATGGTCATGACGCTGGAAACCTTCGTCAATCATACGCTCGAAGCCACGCATTGTGAAGAACAATTGCTTCTTGAAGCACGACTTCCAATGACGACGAGTAATCTCCCAAGCGGCTCGAGTCTTGCCGAGTCGGGTAGTTCCGTGCAACAGGATGGAACGACCGTTCTTCCAGCCCTCCCACTCCATTGCAACTTTCTTCATGTTGTTGCATGGGATTTTATCCACTACAGTCTTGGTGTATTCGACAGGAATACCGATAGGCTCGTAAGCCCACTCTGCTCCACGCTTCGGGTCGCCGTTAAGAGTGTATTTGCTCTCACAGGAAGGACAGAAGAAACCGGGCCAAGAGATGTTTCCATTGAGCGTGAGAGGAACACGCTGTCCACCGCAATCACAGTTAGAAGGCTTCATGGTCTTTGCTGGTGAGGAGTTTGTTGGCGAACTTGGAGTTTGACTGCTTGACAGGGAAAAGCCCAACCCACCCACTTCGAATAGAGTTTTTGATTGATGTAATTGCGTCATGTTCTGTTTGTTCTGTTAGGAATTTCAATTGTTCAAGGATTGAGGTCGGTGTCAACGGCTTTTTTATCTCCTTGCGGAAGATAACCCATTCGTCCCAGACCTTTGCGAATTCCTCCGAATGAGGGAGTGGGGGAAGTAGCAGGGTGTTATTATCTACTACTTTATTCTTTCTACTAACATATGTGCCAGATTTCTGGCGGGGGGGCTGCTCGATTTCTGGCGGGGTGGCTTCAGAAATCTGGCGGGGTTGGGCACGAAAAGACTGCGTAACACAGGTCTTCAATGTGCGTTTGATGCCGTCTTCGATGGTTCTGGTGATGTAGCCACGATGCTCAAGGATGTGCAAAGAAGCACGGACGGCAGACTCGGACAAGCCGAGCATACCTCCGAGATACTCATTGCTAGCATAACAGCCCTTTTCATTGTCAAGGGACTGCACGATTGCGAAGATTAGTTTTGCGTTGGCCGGAACTTCTTGGTCAAGCAAGACCTCTCTGGGGATGAAGACACCAGAAAACTGCGTGTATTTTTCGTTCATGGTCACACATCTTCGGAGTCCTCGAGGTCAATGTCAAGACCATCCGCAAAGAATGTCTGGTGGGCATCCACAATCATCGGAGTCTCCGAATTGATGAGAGAGGGCCAGATATCGTTGCTCTTGCAATTCTCGTAACGACAGAGAGCTTCGTTCAGTTGCTCTGCGGCACGATTGAAGAACTCTCTTCCCACTTTCGCAAGACCTACCGCGTTGAAGTGTTTCTTGTCAATGAACAAGAACACGAACTCGGCATTGGTGTCGAAGCAGTTGTCAACGATGCACTTGTAGAAATACGCCTGCATATGATACTTGTGCTTGTAGATAGCCTTTCGGATGTTGTCTACGCTTGGAATTTCAGAACACGTCTTGATGTCCAAGATTACGTTCTTGGATTTGTTGAAAAGGTCGACACGACCCTTGATTTTGCTTCCGAAGATTTCGGTGGAACCGCCGGCTTCGAAGAACACTTCGTCTCCTTCTTTAGCCCACTTGAAGTAAGGATTGGACTCGATGGCTTTGTAGCAGTTCGCAACAAGGTCGAATTCTTCCTGCGTTAGCACGGTCTTTCCTTCGTTGTTCGCAAGGAAGTCCTGCCAGATAATCTTACCCTCTTTGGTGCGGCGGTCACATACAGGAGCAACCGTGAACTTGTCGCCAAACAACTGAGGGGTGAGAGATAGACAATGGACAGCGAGTCCGACCTTGAGCGAAGTGTTTTCTTCGTTGCTGGCGTTCTCGATGTTCTTCTTGAAGTGGTATGGAGAGTCCAGAAGGTGCTTCAATTTGGAGAAATTGATGCCTTCAAGACCATCGTATTCTTGGTCGCTGATGTTGTTGATTAGTTGGTTCATCGAGGTCAGTATGACCTTTTCAGGACTTCTGGCAAGGAGGAATTGAAGTATTTTTCAAGGAAATGAAAATGCCAAAGTCTGGAGAATGATACTTTGAGGAATGTTTCTCGCACACAAGCGAGTCGTCTTTGATAAATCCGCAACGAACCAGGGAGTCCAAGATGGACTTCTCAAGATTGTCAAGGTCTGGTCTTGTCGTCTTGTAGCTCGTGCAATCCAGGAGAGACTTCTTCGTAGATTTGAGATGAGAAAAGTAGAATCTCATCTCACATTGAACAGGCTCGTCTACCGGATTAGCCGGAGCCGCCGCTTGAATTAATTTTTCAAATTGCGCTACCCATCTCTTGTGGGGAGACGATGACATTTTACCGACAAACATACGTCCGTTACGTCCTTTTAGTATCCTTAGCGACGATTGATGTGTTGTCTTTGTCGGTTCAATCTTGACAAACATCTTGATTTCTTTCATAATGATGCAAAATAACTATCATGGAATTCAAACCCGTCAACGAAAATCTAGCAAAACCTGCAAGAACGATGCCACAGAAAAGCGTCACCATCATTGAGAATTTGCTCAAAGAGGGAAAGACCTGTGAGGAGACTGCTAAACTCGCAGAAGTGAGAAAGCAGACAGTCGTGGACATCAGGAAGC